TTACAAGATTATAACCAGGTCTTTTGTTATCATACATTTTCCAACTTTCTCCTGATGCGTTTGTTTGTTTTACAATAACAAAAGCTGGAGAAAATCCAGTATAAATAAAACTACCATCAGCATTTCCATTACCAGTATAAGAACCAAACTTGCTAAATCCTTGTTTTTCTGCAAAACAGTAAGCTACAAATGTTCCACCTGAACCATTAGTTACGCCAGTTGAACCAACAGAAAATACTGATGTAGTTGGTGCTGTATCATTCCACATACCAGCAGAATCCATCACAGCATCAGTACTATTTAAATGTAAATATTTGTCTTGTGGTGCACTAGCATCTAAACTTTGATGGTATACAGTCCAAGCTTCAGCACTACCAGTTAATCTTTTAACTATAATCATAGCTGGTGCAACACCTAATCCATGACCAATTGTTCCTGCACTACCTGTGCCTGTGTAAGTAGATATTGAAAAACCTGATGTTGTATTAGCTGATGTGTATGTTGTGTTTATTGTTCCGTCTGTGTTTGATGAACCTGTACCATTAGCTTTCCAATTCCAAGAAACGTATGTATCTGTATTATTATTTTGACAAGGATTTGTGCCAACACTAAATCCATCACTATCGAATGATGTAAGTGTATTAGCATCTGCACTACTTGTTTCAGTTGAAGCTGAATTTATTTTATAAGTTGCACCTCTTAAAACATCAAAAATATGATGGTCGCAAACACCACTTCTTTCTTTTGTCCATACCCAATCAGGTTGAAAACCTACTCCTGTTATAGATTGTGTTGAACCATTACCTGTATAAAGTTTAGTATTAAAATAATCTTGTGGTTGAAATGATATATAAGCCATTATCCAAACTCCTTTATGTTTTTAGTATTTAATGTGTAATATCCTGATGGTACTGCGTATTCCATTTTACCAATTCCATTACCATCTGCGTTAGCTGAAGCCACAGCAGTTGTTCCGAAATATCCTTGTCCGAAGTTTACTGAACCTGTAACATTATGAGCACCACTTGTATCTCCCATAGTTATAAAATAATAACCTGTTGCTACACTTGACGCACTTGTAATACTTACTGCACCTGTGCCTGTTGAACCTGATGTTGGTACTCCACTATTTTGATATGTGCCATTTTTATGAAAATAAACTTTATTGTTATCTAAATCTAAAGCTATTCCTACAATATCTCCAGCAGTATAAGTTGAACCTGAATATTGAACTGAATCACTTTTATGAACATCTCCATCACTTAAATAAGCAACACTATCAGTTTGATTTCCAGCAAAGGTATCTGCTCTTGCCAATTCAGATGGGTCAGGAGAAATACCCCAAACAAATCTATTAGCTGATTGTGCAATAACTTTTGCTTCTGCGTACCATTTACCTTGTGATACACCTATTGTTGCTGGTGCATTATCTCTACTTGATGTAGTAGTAGCTAATGTTAAATTTCCATTACTAAATGTTCCATTATTATTATTAATTAATGAATTTAATGTTGCAAAGTTATTACTAGGTGTATCTACATTTTGAGTTAAATTTCCTGATACTGTAAATGTGTTTGAGTTACCTGAACTGTCTGTACCCATAGCACCACTATTTTCCATTTTTAAAAAGTAGCCATTAGTTCCATAAGTTACTGATGGTGCAGTTTTTGGTTTCCAAATGCCTGAAGTAGAATCTGTTTCGCCAAAGTCTGATGCTTGATATTGAGTTGCTTCTATAAAATGAAAATGTGATAAAGAACCATCAAAATATCTATCATAATTACCTTTATATTGTACTCCTATAAGCTGTGCTACTCCTGCATTTGCATCCATCTCAAGATTTTGAGTTGGATATGTAGCTGTAGCAAAACTTGTTTCTTGAACTCCGTTTACATAAATTTTTGCTCTATTTGCTTCTGTACCTTGTGTAGTATCTATTGCAATAGTAATTGCGTACCAAGATGACGTATCTCTAAATTTTCTATTAGTTTTTAAATTTATAGCATCTGATGCACCTTTAGAATTATATAATCTAAATTCATCACTTGAGGTAAATTCCATTCTAAATTGATAATCTTCACTTCCATAAGATTGACAATAAATATGTTGTTGTGAACTTAAACCACCTCTTTTAACCCAAAAACTAAAAGTAAATGTTCTTTGATTTCCTGTTGATGATGGTGTCCTAGTTAAGTAAGTTGATGCCATAATATTATCCTAATTAAATTGTCCTGAGTTGTTTATACCAACTGTTATTGTTATTGAAAAGGCTCTATCTGCTGTTTGTCCTTCAGCATCTGTTGCTCTAAGTGTAAAGTTATAAGTAGTCTCAGCAGTTGCTCCTGATTCTGTACCACTTATTACACCTGTAGAAGTATTTAAAGATACACCACCAGGTAATGAACCTGATTGTACTGCAAAACTTGTTGCTCCTGTTGCAGCTACTGTATAAGAAACTGCACTACCTGCTGCATTACTTCCAAGTGAACCAGCTGCAGTTGTCCATGCTGGAGCATCTGAAACTGTTAATAAAGCTGTTGAACTTCTAACAGCATTACCATCAGGATTTTCTAATCTAAGAAAATAAGTAGCATCTGTTGAAATTGTAAATGCAGCACTAACACTTGTTGCACTATTAAATGTAACTGTATCAGCTTGTATGATTGAACCATTAGTTGCAATAGCTTCTACATTAATACCATTAACAAAATTTGTACCAGTAATAGTAATTGATGTTTGTGTGTTCTCAATTACTGTAGGAGATATAGAACTAATAGTTGGTTTAGTTTCTCCAACTGTAACACTACCACCTAAAGATACTGCTGAACCATTAATTGAAATACTACTGTTTTGCAGTTTGTTATTATCAATTAAGGAATCTGCTCCTGAAACTAAACTACCTAAATCATTTGCTTTTGTCATAATTAATTACCTTGCTGTTGCTGGTACGTTGTTACTTCCTACTAATGGTGCTTCTGCAAAAGCCATGAAGATATATGTATCATTTCCACTATTCAAAGCATTTGAACTTGTACCCCTTAATTTAAAACCATTACTCAAAATATCAAGTTGAGTTGCATTTGTGTCTTCTTCTGCGGCATTTAAATTTGGATAGAGTTGTGAATTAACAACATTAAAAGTATTTCTTTTTACATCATTTATAAACCAATCACCTGTTCCACTTGTTTTTTTTAACATTATAAAAGCTGGTTTAAATCCTGTATAAACAAATGCACCATCAGCATTTCCGTTACCAACATAAGAACCAAATTTACTGAACCCAGTTTTCTCTGCGAAGCAGTAAGCTATATTATCATTATTTTCTGCGATTTGATTATTTACTGTAAAAACAGAAGTTGTTGGTTCAGCAGTTACTGCACCTATTTCAGCAGAAGTTGTAAAAATTAATGCGTTTTCATCCATGCCACCAGTTAAACCCTTATGTTGAATAACCCAATTATTTGATACTGCTATACATTTTAATATAATCATTGATGGTTTAACTCCTAAACCATGACCAACTGTTCCTGTTTGTCCATTAAAAGACACAATACTAAAACCTGATGTTGTGTTAGCTGAAACTGTTGATGTTATACTTCCGTCTGTGTTTGATGAACCTTGACCATTTGCTTTCCAGTTCCAAGAAACTAAAGTGCTACCATTACTATTACCTTTTGCATCTGTTCCATTTGTAAATCCATCGCTATCAAAAGATTTTAAACCCTGTGCTTCTGTGTATTGACCATTAGTGTGATTTGAATAAAGTTGTTTAGTTGCACCTCTTACAGCATCATATAAAGTATGGTCATAATTTGAACCTGATGAAGCATTTTTTATCCAAACCCAATCAGGTTGAAATCCTACACCTGTTACAGCATTTTCTGCACCTGTACCTGTATAAAGTTTAGTATTAAAATAATCTGTACTTTTATTTATTGTTGTGTATGCCATTATTGGTTTAATCCTTTAGTTGATAGAGCTGTGTAACCTGCTGGTACATCATACTCAAATTTACCGATACCTGATGCGTTAGTTCCTTCAGAAGATATTGCTGTTGAGCCAAAGTAGCCGTTGCCGAAGTTTGCGTCAAAAGTAGCATTAGACGAAGCACTCCAATTAGTAACAGCAAAAAAGTATGCTCCTTTTGGAGTTGAAGTTGGGTCTGTAATAGAAATTGCACCTGTTCCTGTTGCACCTGATGTTGGGTCGCCACTATTTTGCCAAGTTCCATTTTTACTAAAATATAATTTATTATTATCTAAATCTACTGCAATTCCAATTATATCATCTTGTGTCCAACTATTACCATAACTACTAAGAGTATTATTATTTCTATACTCTCCTGTATTAGAATAATAACCATAATCATTTGCAAAATGACCTAATTCATCTGTTGTTGATGCACTACTTGTTGATGTAATTCCAGTTATCATTTCAATTTGAGAACTACTTTTAGCTACACATTTAATTTCTGCGTAATATTTACCTGATGTCATTCCTAAAGTTGTTGGAGTATATGTATATTTATTTGTAACTGTTAATGCTCTTGTATTTCCATAACTTAAAGTCATAGCTGGATAATAATTGTCTAAAGGATTCCAAGTAGCAAAAACATTGCTGGGACAATCTTCAGTATTAGTTAGTGTACCACCACCTAATGAAAAGTCATTAGAGTTAGATGATTGGTCTGTAATTGTATTTCCGTCTTTTAAAATTGTAAAACCATTTGTACCTAATGTAAAACTAGGAGAAGTTAGGATTTTCCATTCTCCAGTTGTCGCATCTGTTTCACCAAATACTGTTGGTGCTAAAGCATAACCATCTGAAAAATGTACATGGCTTAAAATTCCACTAAGATATAATGAAGTTCCTGAGCCACCAATATTATGAGCATTTGCTCCGTTAATTATAGAATCTTGGTTTTGTGTTGGATTTGTGTCTGTTGCAAAACTTGTTTCTTCTACTCCATTAACATATAATCTCATTCTATCTCCAGCAGTTGCGTTAGCACTATCCCAAACACACATAATGTGATAAAAAGCTGAAGGGTCTCTAAGTAATCTATTTGTTTTTAATCTAGCTTTATAAGAACTTGATGTATATTCGTAGTGTTCCCAATCAAAATTACCAGCAGTTGTTATACATAAACTTTCAAAATTAGTATTACCTGTTGTTTTTGCATGAAATAAAGTTCCGTATGCACCAACATCAGATTTTTTTACCCAAGCAGAAAAAGTCCATTTATCCATATTTCCTGCACCACTAAATGTTTTTGTTAAATATGTATTAGCCATTAGTTAAATTGTCCTCCACCTGTTGCTCCAAATGAGCTTGTTAAACTAAAGTTTCTATCTGCTGTCTGATTTTCTTGGTCAGTAATTCTGATAGTAAAATTATAAGTTGTTGGTGTTGTACTTGAACCACCGAAATCACTTGTTGTTATCACACCTGTTGTTGAATTTAAAGTACAATTTGCTTGAGATGCGTTAGTTAATACTGAAGTTGTTTCAGAAAAAGCTATTGTTGTATCAGATGAACCTGCAATCGTTGCAACTGTACCTGAAAAATTACCAGCTATTGTGCCAAGAGAACCTGCTGCTGTGCTAAATGTAGGAGCAGTAGATGAAGTAATAATATTATTTGTACTTCTCCCTGCGTTACCATCAGGGTTTTCTACTCTTACATAATAATTACCTAATGCTAAAGTTACATTAACTGAAAGTGTTGTAGCATTAGTAAATGAAATAGTATTAGCAACTACTACTGAACCATCTGTTTTAATAAACTCTACTTGAGGTATTGATACAAAGTTTGTTCCTGTAATACTTATTGTTGTAGCTGTATCAGGTGCAATCGTTTGTGCAACATTAGCTACAGTTGGTTTTGTTTCTGCTGCATCTATCCAAGATAATTGATTTGTGCTTGAACCATTACTAGCTAAAACTTGATTTGCTGATCCAACAGAAGTTGGTAAAATTAAAGTATATGATTGACCAGCAGAGTGAGCTGGAGATTGTATTTTAACTCCATGAGAATTTTGACTACAGTTTAAAGTAATTTTTCCATCTGCTGAAGAACCGTCTCCTCTAGCAGTTAAACTGTTTGCTTCAACAGTAGCAGTAGTAAGTGTTTTACCTGCCATTGTTGTAGGTAGTCTTGCATCATTTAAAGTTCCTGAAGTAATATTAGAAGCTGCGATTGCTGCTACATCAAATGTTCCATAAGCTACAATATCAATAATATCACCAGCAACTGCACCTGTTGCTAAAACAACTGATGTGCCTGATGTTACAGTTACATCTGTTCCGTTTACTAACTTAGCTCCATTTTTATAAATATCAATAAATCCTGCATCATAAGCTAAAGTATTTCCATTATCATCTGTACCTGTAAATGTAGTTTGACTTCCTGAAGCTGTGTATTTAAATCTAGCTGAAGTTCCGTTTACTGTAGAACCTGCTGCTGCCCAACCACTTGATTTATAAACTTTTAATTCATTTGCAGTTGTGTCAAAATATAAATCTCCAACATCTAGTGAAGAAGATGGAGCTGAGCTTGCAACTCTGTATCTTTCGCCAAAACTATTAACACCAGTTATGTTTGCTGCTGTTGTATTAACATTAGAGATTGAACCAGCTACTGTATTTACATTAGCAATAGAACCACCAACATTTGTAATATTTGAATTATTAGAAGCTACTGTGTTAATGTTTGTATTATTACTAGCAACAGTTGTTACATTAGAACTAATACCAGCTACTGTAGATACATTAGAAGATATACCAGCTACTGTAGCAATATCTGTAGAATCTCCTGCAACTGTATTTATATTTGATGAGTTTGAATTAACATTTGAAATTGCAGTTGATATTCCAGCTACTGTTGTTACTTCAGTTGCTTTAGGAACTAACCTATGAAAATTGTATGTGTGTTGAGTTGTTGTTGATTCAACTAAAATACCATAACCAGCAGGTAAAGAAGAACCATTAGCAACTCCATTTAATGTAACTGTTGAATTACCAACTGTACCATTAGGTATAGTTACAACACCTGATCCACTTGCAGTATAAGAATTTGCAAGTGCTTCAACACTAACAATAGTTCCTACGCCATTATTAACATCAGGATTTACATTTGGAAAACTTGTTTCATTTGCTATCGGAACAAAGCCACCTACATCATCTACTAAATCTATAACTCTAGCTGATATAGCTGCTGTTGTTGCAATAAACGAATCACTATCTGACCATGTTTGTCCTGAACTAATTGTTTCAGAACTATCTACATTAAAAAATCTATTATTAGCTGCTGAAGTTGTAAATACTGTAACATCATCAGGTGTAGATCCTGATTGTTCAGAAGCTGTAACTAAAACTGCATCTGCTATTTTAGCAGCAGTAACTGCATCATCAGCAATTTTAGCTGTTGTAACATTTGAATCTAATATTTTTGCAGTTGTAACATTAGCATCTGCTATCTTAGCAGTTGTTACATTTGCATCTGTAATCTTAGCAGTAGTAACAGCGTTACTAGCTAACTTATCAGCAGTAACATTTGAATTAGTTATTTTTGCAGTAGTAACTGCGTTGTCAGCTAATTTAGCAGTAGAAACATTAGCGTCTGTAATCTTTGCAGTTGTTATAGCGTCATCTGCTATCTTTGTTGTTGTAACAGCATTAGCATTTATTTTAGCTTCTGTTACTGCATTTGCATTTAATTGAGATGCTTGAACTGCATTGTCTGCAATCTTATCATTATTAATTGCATCATTAGCAATCTTAGCTGTAGTAACCGAACCATCGGCTAATGTAGCTGTTTCAATTATACCTTCAGGAATAGAATTATTAGTTTTTGATAAAATACCAATATAGACATTATCAATAGTTTCATTGGATAATGAACCACTATCCCAAGTTATATTAACTGTTGTATTTGTAGAAAATGAAGAACTAGATATTGTACCGAAAATTGTACCTGGAGTTGTTGCTATCAATCTAATTCTTCTCCCTGCATGATAAACTGAAGTTACATCAGCACCTGCAATCGTAAATGATGTTGCACTTGCGTATGCTGCTGTGTATGCACCTGAACCATCTCCATATTCTACCCATTGAGCATCATTAAACCAATCTCTTGTATTTTTCATTAATGCTCTAATGGCATTATTTAAATTAGAAGGTAACATTCCCTCTGCAACTGAAATACCATTTAATGATGTATTGCTAGATTGTGTTGTTGAATAATCTTTAATATTAGTTGTCATTTAATTTCCCAAAAACCATGTAAATGCTTTATTGTTTTCTTTATTTTTTTCATTAATTAATGTGTTTATTGCTTCTTCAATTTGTCTTTGAAAAAACTCTTGAGTTTCAAAACTATATCTAACATTATCTATATCAGTTTTGTCCGTCATCTTAAACCTATTCTTGATGCTTTTAAATCTACTCCTTGTGCATGAGTCCAAGGTGTTCCGCTTGGTGTGATAACTTGTATTCTAAAATACCTTCCAGATTGTCTAACTGGATTATCACCACTTGCTACCATGCTTGAGGAAGTAGAAACTGTAGCATCATCAGATAATCTTTCTTTGCTTTTAATAGTTACAGTAGCTGTAGCGTCAACTATGGGTCTTACGTTGGTTATACTACTTCTATGTCCTGGAAACAACTCTAATTCTCTAGTTTCTATAGTTCCTTGATTTTCTGTTCCTGAAAATATCGCTGCTTTAAAATTGTTGTCTATAGCTCCAAGAAGTAATTGTCCTCCTGACCAAAAGTCAGTATCTAAGGCAATATTAATTTGATCTAGGTTTTCTGAAATAATATCCATAAGTTCCACAGTATAAGCTCCTACAAACTGTGAAAATATCGTACTAGCATTTGCATCTGCTGTTGACCATTTTTGTGTAGCATAATTATAGATTAATATTTTATCACAAATACCTGTTGTATTCGCTGTGTTAGAAGCTGAAGGATATAACCATAAAGCTAATTGATTAAATGGATCTACTGCAGCACATATTCTATCAGAAAATGCTTTGTTTAAATCTACATCAAAAAATCTGTTTATTTTTTCTGCACCAATAGCAACAACATTATCACCATTAATTTCAAAGAAACCATCATCAGCATAAAAGAATACTCTTCTGTTATCTTGACAAACTGTTCTTCCATA